CCCGGCGCCTGGTGGGGCCGGGCCGTGCAGCCAGCTCCCGTGGAGCTTCTGCGCGGTGGATACGGGCCAGTCAAACGACGCAAACGCAAACAGCGCGAGTTCGATGAGGAGCGAAGCAACCGCGAGGAGCTGCGTCGCTTCATCGAACGCGTGTTGGAGCCGATTGAGACCGAAGCCGAGGTCGTCACGACGACAGATGCGGTGGCTGTATTACCGCGCAGGGGCGAGGGCGTTGCGTTGCCCGTCCCGCCGGCATTCAGCGCCGCGGTGGTGACGGATGCCGTGATGTCTGTGCTGCGTGATAACGCAGTGCGTGCGGAGCGGGTGAGGACGGCTGAAGCGCGAGAGCGAGCGAGGCTCGAGGTGGAGCGGGTGATGGCACAGATCCGTCGACGCCGCCGCGAGGAAGAGTGGCTGCTGTTAATGGATTGACTATGAGACGGAAGTACCGATACGACCCTGAATCTGGCGAGATGGTTGAAGTCACGGCTGACTACGCGCCGCCAGGCAAGAAAGGCTCACTCAATCACCTTGGGGGGCTGTGGGGAGACCGTCATTACGACGGTCTGCGTGCAACAGATGGCACGGACATATCCACGCGCAAAAAGCACCGCGAGTACATGAAGCGGAACGGCTTGGCGACGGCCGACGACTTCAAGGGTCAGTGGGAACGTGACAAGAAGGAGCGTGAACACTACATGCAGAATGGAGGCACGATCCGCAGGTCGGATATTGCCGCGGCAATTGAAAGGCTACAAAGAAGGTAAAAACCATGAGTGAACCCACCACGATCCGCGAGGCTTTGGAAGCGGCAGTTCCCGAGGACGAAACACGCGTTGTACCGGCCACGGAGACGGTTTCTGAGCCGGTCTCCGAAGCCCCCGAGCCTAGCCCTGAACCGGCCAGCGAAACGACCACGGAAGCTCCTGCGAAGGCTGAAGACGGCAAGGCGCGGGACGAGAAAGGCAAGTTTGCCAAGAAGGGTGAGCCTGAGCCGATCAAGGTAGCCCAGAGCAAGCCGATTACGCCTGGCCCAAAGTCAGAGCCGAAGGCAGCGCCTGTTGAAAAGGCTCCGGCGTCGTGGAAGCCGGATGTCCGTGAGCATTGGGCCAACCTGCCGCTGGACGTGCGGGCGGAGGTTGCTCGGCGCGAGGCTGAGGTGCAACGCACGTTGCAGGAGACGGCTGAGGCTCGAAAGTTCACCGACCAGCTGCAGAACGTCATCCGGCCCTACGAAGCGTTTATCCGCGCCGAGAACAGCAACCCGCTACAGGCGATTGACAATCTGATGGCGACGGCTGCCCGGCTCCGCACCGGGACATCGCCGGAACTGGCTCAGCTCGTGGCCGGCATGGTAAAGCAGTTTGGCGTTGGCCGGTTTGGCAATTCGTTCATCGAGCAACTGGATTCGGCTCTGGCTGGCGAAGTGCCGAGGTCTGACCCGCAGCAGGCTCAGGTGCAGCAGATTTTGCAGCAGCAGTTGGCTCCGATGCAGCAGTTCATGTCGCAGTTCCAGCAAGCGCAGATGGCCCAGCAGCAGCAGGTGCAGCAGGCGGCGATGAAGGAAGTGAACGACTTTATCGCCAAGGCTGAGTTCGGCGATGACGTGCGTGAAGATATGGCCGACATCATGGAAGTATCCCAGCGCCGCGGGCGGGAGATTTCGCTGCAGGATGCCTACAAGCAGGCTTGCTTGACCAATCCTCGTGTACGTGCGGCATTGGAGGCTCGAGCCAAAGCCCGTTCCGCCCAGCAGTTGCAAGGGGCTGCGCAGAAGGCCAAATCAGCCGCGGTATCGGTGTCGGGTGCACCCGCCTTGGCAGCACCCGTGGCGCCGTCGACCGATATTCGATCTGCAATCGAAGCGGCGCTTGCATCGCACGAGCGTTAATGGTAAAAGGACAACGTGGGGCGGAAATCGCTACACTACAACGGCAAAGTATGCGACAAGCATCCCGAGCTGAAGGGTTTGCGGCTTTCGTCCTCACGCGTATGTGTGCAGTGCAAGCGTGACTATGCACGCGAGTATGCCCGCAGAAAAGTTCAGGAAAACGACCTTCGGTTCATTCTTTCTCGCCGTCGAACCTATCGCGCTTACAGGCAGCGAAACATCGAGGCGATAAAAGAGAAGGCCAAGATAGCGCAACGCCATCCCGATGCTCGGGAACGTAAGCGAATCTGGATGAAGAACAAAAGGCGTGAAGACCCTGAACGATTCCGCTGGCATGAACGCAAGAAGTACCGCCGGCACCGCGACACGATATTGCAGCGAAATCACCTAAGAGCATTGCATCGAAAGAAGGCAATGCCCACTTGGGCAAACAGGCAGGTCATCAATGCCATCTACGCCGCAGCGCGGCGTCAGAACATGACGGTTGACCACATAGTTCCGCTGCGAGGGACGAATGTGTGTGGCCTTCATGTCGAGAACAACTTGCAGTTGCTCTCGCGTGAAGATAACGCCCGAAAGGGCAACCGATTCATGGAGTAAACAAAATGGCATTTGCGAACACGTCCGTTACGGACATCATTGCGACTACGATTCAGTCGCGTACCCGTCAGATTGCTGACAACGTCACCAAGAACAACGCGCTTCTTGCTCGGCTTTCGCAGCGCGGAAATGTGAAGCCCTTTGCTGGTGGAAACGTCATTCTTCAGGAACTCTCGTTCGCTGAGAACGGCAACGCCGGATTTTATTCGGGGTACGACTTGCTGCCGGTTGCCGCTCAGGATGTCATCTCGGCGGCCGAATACTCAATTAAGCAGCTTGCTTGCCCGGTCGTGATGTCGGGTCTCGAGATGCTGCAGAACTCGGGCCGTGAGGCTTTCATCGACCTGCTCGAGGCGCGTTTGAACGTCGCCGAAGCAACGATGGCCAACAAGCTTGCGCAGTCGATCTACAGCGACGGCACCGGCTCGGGCGGTAAGGAAGTGACCGGCCTCAACGCCGCTGTCCCTGCCTCGCCGACCTCTGGCACCTACGGCGGCATCGACCGTGCGACGTGGACGTTCTGGCAGTCGAAGTTGTACGACTTCAGCGCCAACTCGCTCACGCCGCCGTTCACGGCTGCGCAGTTCCAGGCTGGCCTCAACAGCTTGTGGTCGTCGCTGGTGCGTGGTGCGGATCGTCCGGACCTCATCATCCTCGACAACAGCTACTGGAGTCAGTACATGGCCTCGCTGCAGGCGCAGCAGCGGTTCACTGATCCGTCGACCGGCAACCTCGGCTTCCCGACCATCAAGTTCATGGATGCGGATGTCGTGCTGGACGGTGGCATCGGCGGCTTCTGCCCGCAGAACACCGGCTTCATGCTGAACACCAAGTACCTGTTCCTCCGTCCGCACCGGGACCGGAACATGGTGGCGCTGTCTCCGAACAAGCGGTACGCCATTAACCAGGATGCCGAAGTGCAGATTCTGGCGTGGGCGGGCAACCTCACTTGCTCTGGTGCACAGTTCCAGGGTCGTATCCAGAACTAATTGGCCCGTGGTGGGGTCACCCTTGCCTTGCCGGGTGGGGTGACCCTTCACTCGGCAAGGCTTTTTTGAAGAGGAAACAAACATGGCTTCTGCAGTAATTGGTATCTCGAAGGATCAGGTGACGGCGGCTACCGCCACGCCTGAGTTTCGCCTCGGCACCGTGGGCGGGTACGACGACCCGTCTGTTGGCTATCAGGAGTTCGTTTACGGCCGTGCTGATGGCGCCGTGACGGGTCTCGGCTATCTCTGCGTCGAAGCGACTGGCTTCGACTTTGCGATGGCGACGACCACGAACACCGCTCCTGGCGCCTCCGGCTTCGGCTCTCGCGTTGGCGCTGCTCAGGCTGCGCTGGCCGACAACCAGTACGGCTGGTTCCAGATCTACGGCAAGGGCAGCCTTCGCACGCTCGCCTCGGCCGCCAAGGGTACGCGTCTGAACACGACGGCCACCGCCGGCGCGGTTGATGACGACGGCACCGCTAGCGCCGAAGCGATTTTCGGTGTGGTGCTTGGCACCGCCACCGGCGGCGCTGCTGCCACCAACGCGGACGCGGTTTTCGCGTACCCGTCGGTCGGCGTCACGCTGTAATCCAGCACGGGGGCAGTGCGGGTAACCCCCGCGCTGTCCCCTTTTTTTCAATTACATAAGGAAAAAATATATGCAAGTGAACACCGCCACAACGCCTACAGATTGGTCTGCTATCCCCGACGCGCCGGGACTCGACGAGTCGCGCTTTGTCGGGGATGAGCGATTGTTCGTGCAGTTTTATCGCAAGCCCATGCTTCAGCCTGGCCTCAGCCGCGAATCGGGTCGCGCGGTTTACAAGGAGACCGACTTCATCCGCATCATGGTGCCGGGTGACAAGTTGTCGATGGTTGATCGTCCGGTTGACGAAATTGATAAGCGCCGATTTGCCGACCGTTACGCCAAGTGGCTTGCCGGTGCGGGCAATGTTGTTGAAGGGACTCCGCTGGCTTCGCTTCCGAAGATGACTCCGGCCAAGGTTGAGGAATACAAATTCTTCAACATCCACACTGTGGAGCAGTTGGCGGAGGCGCCGGACAACGTCGGCCAAAAGTTCTTGGGGTTCAACGAAGACAAACGTTCAGCAAAGACCTTCTTGGAAATCGCCAAAGGAAATGCGCCGATTGAGAAGATGAACGAGGAACTCAAAACTCGCGACGCGAAGATTGAGGAGCTTCAGTCTCAGATCGACGCGTTGACTAAGATGATGACTAAGGACAAGTCTAGCAAAGCGGCTTAGGAGGAAGGGGTCGGATGGCTTACCAGATCATCAACGACAGCACCCTCTCAGCGATTGTCCAGAACGTCGCGCAGTTGGTGAGCTTTCCGACCCCCGCTGATCCGGCGGGAGACACTGACCCCGCCGTCATCCAGATGGTGCAGGCTGTCAATCTTGCCGGCACTGACCTGTTGTCTTTAAACGACTGGCAGGAACTGACCAAGCGGCACACGATTAGCATTCAGGCTTCGCCGCCTGGCGTTAGCGAGCAGGCGTTTAACCTGCCCGAAGACTTCTACGAGTTCTTGGATCAAACGCAGTGGAACTCGACAATGCAGTGGCCGGCAATTGGCCCTGTGTCGCCGCAGATGTGGCAGACGCTGCTGATTCGGCAGACGCTGCCGACGCTGTCATTTTATTGGCAGGTGCGTGGCAGTCAGATTTACATTCTGGTTCCGCCGACTGATCCGCAGACGCTGTCGTTCTTTTACCAGTCGTTTGCGTGGGTTCGGGATCAGGACGACGCCACGTTGTACAAGAACCGCGCCGTCAAGAACGGCGACGTCATTTTGGTTGACCCGTACCTTGTGACGCTGCTCGCTCGCGTCAAGTGGCTGGAGATGAAGGGCTTGGACTCGTCCGCTGCAATGCGTGACTTCCAAGTGAACTTTGAGAACCGCAAGGGCAACGAGAAGGGATCTCCCGTGTTGTCGATGACGCGGATGTACAGGTTCCCTTACATCTCGCCGCTGACAAGCGTGCCTGACACAGGATTCGGAGGCCCGTAATGCCTCTTGTCCCGCTTGCACCGTACAAAGTGCCACGCCGCTCCGCGGCGGCGCAGACGGCGCAGCTGTTCAACATCCCTGCGCCTGTCGGCGGGCTAAACTACCGCGACCCGATCTCGGCGATGCAGCCGACCGACGCGTTGGTGCTGACCAACCTCATCCCGCGCCAGACGGGCGTGGAGATGCGAAATGGCTGGGCGTATCACACTTCAAGCGTCGGCAGCTCCGTCGACTCTGTGTTTGCGTACAACGGCGTCACGCCGGCCAGCAACAAGCTTTTCGCGGCGGCTGGCGGCAACATCTACGACGTGACGACCGGCACGCCCAGCGTCGCCGTGTCAACGACAGGCTCGACGAACGACGTCTGGAGTGTCACGCAGTTTGCGAACGGCGCTGGAATGTTCCTGCTCGCCGTGTCGCCTGGCGCTGGCTACTGGACCTATAACGGGTCGACTTGGACTCACCAGTCGGTGACCGGCTTGCCTGCCAACCCCGAGACGGTGGCAGTGTTTAAGAATCGTGTGTGGTTCACCATCAAGGACGACACGACCGCGTACTACATGCGAACCGTTGACGCTATCAACGGCCACGCAGATCCATTTGAGATGGGTTCGTTGCTGCGAAATGGCGGCTATGTGCGTGGCCTCATCAACTGGACACTCGACGCTGGCGTCGGTATCGACGATCACCTTGTCGTGGTCGGCAGCCAGGGCGACATTGGCGTTTTCCAAGGCACTGACCCGAGCAGTGTGAACACGTTTTCGCTGCGCGGCGTCTGGTACGTCGGCAAGGTTCCGACATACGGGCGATTCTTCACTGCGTATGGCGGCGAAGTGATGATCCTGTCGGAGCTTGGTCTCGTGCCGGTCTCGCGATTGGTGAACGGCCAGTTCAGCGAGATTCAGCCCGGCCCGTCGCAGAAAATTCAGTCTGTGCTTGGCCCGCTGATCCGCACCTACATCGACACAATCAGTTGGGACGTGTTCCTGCTCCCCGCGGAAGACATTCTGATCATCAAGCTGCCAGAGCAGGTGACAGGCACCTATCAGCAGTTCGGAATGAACGTAAACACCGGCGCGTGGTGCGATTTCATTGGCATGCCGATGACCTGCGCGGCGCTTCTTGACGGTCAGTTGTACTTCGGCACTGAAGACGGCCGTATCGCGAAGGGTTTCTTTGGCAACACTGACGGAATTGAAACGGACGGCACGCCGGGCCAGACGCTCGAGGGCGATGTGCAGACGTCGTTCAACGCATTTAAGACGCCGGCCAATTTAAAGAAATTCACAATGGCTCGGCCGATCTTTATCGCGCCGGGTCCGCCGTCAGTGAAGCTGCAGATCAACACGCAGTACACGTTTGTCAACGTCGGCGGCTCGCCATCGTTCGTGCAAACGCCGGGTGGAATCTGGAACACGGGTTTGTGGAACGTCGCAGTGTGGGCAGGCTCTGCCAACACCTACCAAGCATGGGCAGGCACGACTGGCCTCGGGTACTACGCGTCGCTGCGTATGAAAGTGCGTGGACTGCCGCAAACAATCTTTACCTCGTCGCACATGATGAGTGAGAAGGGAGGGTTCATGTGATGGCCGACGGGTATGCAAGTTCCCTCATTCAGTCTCTGCGCGGTAACGGACTGCCCGGCGCGACAGTTGGTGACGCTGGCGTCACTGAGCTGCAATTCCCGTGGATGAATTCTGCGTCGATTCCGTTGCGCCAGCGCGTGGCGCCGGCTGTGGCGTTGAAGAATCCTGAGAAACTGTCATTTACACAGTACACGCCTCGAGATCCGTTGGCGAAGCAGCGCGAGCAAAACGCATTGTGGGACAAGCAGACGGGCGGGCCGACGGGTGATCGGATCAATCCTGTAGCAGTGCTAATCGAAGCAAACAAAGAGCGGATCGAGCCGATTGAAACCGGCAACCCGGTCTTTAATCTCGAGCAGAGCATGCCCGAGGAGATGCGCCAACCGCTGCAGGACTTTGCTTTCGTCGGCCCGACGGAGATGGAGAACAAGCTGATGCCGGCGTCGGACATGGCTGCGGCTGAAGCAATCATCGAGGCGCGGGCAAAGGGTGAGCCGGACCCGCTGACGCCTGAGCTGCAGGCGCTGGTTGAAGAGCAGCAGCAGCTGCTGGCGTCGGCCGGGAAGACGATGGCAGATCTCGAGGCTGAGTACCCGGCGTCGAGCTTCGCCGCGATTGAGCCTGCGCCAGCTCCGCCGCCGCCGGCTGTCGAGGAGGCTCCGCCTGCGCGGCTTGATCCTCGCGATTACCGTCTGCAGGAAGAGCCGCAGCCTATGTTTGCAGGGCTGATCCCGCCAGCAAACCCGCCGCCTGTAAGCGAAGAGCCGCAGCCTGCGCTTGCGGATCTGCTGCCGCCGTCTGAGCAGCCGCAGCCGATCATGGAAGCGCCGACGCTGCGCGAAGAGATCATGGCCGCGATGGCTGAACAAGAAGCGCCGGCGCCTGAGCCGGTTGTCGAGCCGCTGCAACTGTCTGATGCTGAGTTGCAGATGCTTTTTGCAATGCTTGACGAGGAGGGTCGTGGGTGAAGCTCGCCACCGACCAGCCTGGTGAGCCGCCTGTGATCTGGCAGTGGATGACGCGCCAGACGCAGATCCCGTGGTCGACGGACCTTCGCACGATTGCGTCGATCCGCGACGACGGCACCATCGCAGCCGCCGTGGCGCTGGGTTCGTGGACCCCGCACGCGTGTTTCATCCATGTCGCCTTTGACACGCCGCACTCGCTCACGCGGAGCTTGCTGAAGGCATCTATGTCGTATGCGTTTGAGTCTATCGGCGTGAAGGCTATTTACGGTTTGACGCCGAAAGATTTTGACCGGGCTATTAAGTTCAACAAGCGAGTGGGATTCAAGCAGATCGGCGAGACGGTGGATTGCGTGTTGCTTGAGATGCGCCGCGAGGACTGCCGTTACCTGACGAAGGAGACGTTGCAATGAGTAAGGGTAAGGCACCGGCAGCGCCGGATTACGTCGGCGCGGCGCAACTGCAGGGCGAGCTGTCGAAAGAATCGCTCAACATGCAGAACTACGCCAACCGGCCTGTGCAGAACACGCCGTGGGGCAGCACGTCGTGGGACACCGCAAAAGTGGTTGACCCGGCGACGGGTCAAGAGGTCACGCAGTGGACTCAGAACACGACGCTGGCTGACCCGCTCAAGCAGGCGCTGGATCAGCAGCTCGGGCTGCAGCAGGACCGGAGCAATCTTGCCGGCTCGTTCATGGACCGAGTCTCGAGCGAGTACAGTCAGCCTTTCGACTGGCAGAACCTCCCGCGCATGGCGCAGGCGAATGCGCCTGGTCAGTTGCAGAGCAACGTCAGCGACTACACGCGTGGACTCACGACTAGCGCCGGCCCGCAGCAGTCTGCCGTCGGTGGCTTTAATTTCGGTGGCCCGCAGATGGGTGTCGGCTCGATGGCGGGCGAACTGCAGCGCGGCATCAATCAGACCAACCTCACCGGGCAGGTCGATCCAATGCTGGGTGGCCTCACGCGTGGCGTGTCGCCGGGCAATGTCAACACCGGCTTCAACAACATGCTCGGCGGCTTGAACTACGACACCTCGCAGGAGGCCGTGCAGCGCGGATTATCGATGGGCGATAACCCGGCACTGCCGACGCTGACGAACGACTTCCGCAACCAAGTCGCCAACGACCTGATGCAGCAGATGATGCCCGTGCAGCGCCAGCAGCAGGAGGCGTTGGAAACGGATCTCAGCAACCGCGGCTTCAAGCAAGGCACTGAGGCATACAAGCGGGCATTGGACGAACTCAACCAGCGCCAGTCTGCCGAGCGATTTAATGCGCTGGGCATGGCCGGCCAAGAAGCGCAGCGCCTTTACGGCATGCAGATGGGGTCGAGGCAGCAGGCATTCAACGAGGACGTCACGGGCGGGCAGTTTGGCAACCAAGCCGCCAACCAGGCATTCCAGCAGGCTCTGGCTGCAAACCAGTTCCGCAACCAGGCTGCCGGGCAGGCGTTTGGTCAAGACATGTCTGCGCGTCAGGCGCAGAACCAAGCTCTCGGGCAGCAGTTCAACCAGCAGCTCGCTGCCGGTCAGTTCGGCAACACCGCAACGCAGCAGGCGTATGCGCAGGCGCTGGGTGCCGCGCAGTTCGGCAACCAAGCTGCCGACCAGCGGTTCCAGCAGGGACTGGCGGCTGGTCAGTTCGGCAACCAGGCGAATGCGCAAGCGTTTGGTCAGAACCTCGCCGCGGGGCAGTTTGGCAACCAAGCCCAACAGCAGCTGTACGGCCAGATGATGGGGCAGGCGGATCTCGCCAACCGCGCTGCGGGTCAGAACTTCGGGCAGAACCTTGCCGCGTCGCAGTTCCAGAACCAGGCGCTGGGGCAGGCTCAGGCGTTGGATCTGGCGCGTATGCAGGCCGGCAACCAAGCAGCGCAGCAGCAGTTTGCTCTGAACTCGCAAGCGGCTGCGCAGCAGAACGCGCTGCGCCAGCAGGCGATCGCGGAGCAGATGCAGCGTCGCGGCATGTCTCTCAACGAGATGAACGCGCTGCTCACCGGCCAGCAGGTCGGTATGCCGCAGATGCCGAACTTTGTGCAGGCGGGGCGGGCTGAGACGCCAAACATTCTCGGCGCGACGCAGATGGGCTACGACGCCGCGCTGGGTGCGTACAACGCGCAGCAGGCCGGCACGGCTAACTTGATGGGTGGATTGTTTGGCTTGGGTAGTGCGGCGCTTGGTGCACCCGGCCTGTTTGGATTCGGAGGTGGCAAGTGAACGACGACAAGCTCTTTGAATATTTGATCTCTGTTGGAGCGATGCAGCCTGAAGAGGCTCAGATGATGCGCCAGCAGAACATGGTGGATCAGCTCCGCTCATCGAGCATGGAGTCCCCGCAAGGGCAGATGGTCGGCAAGCACTACGTTGCCCCGTCGTTCACGCAGTATGCCGGCCAGTTGGCCAACGCCTACGGCGCGAAGAAGGGGCAGGAGCAAGTCGATACCAAGTATGCAGGATTCAATGCGCGTCAGAAGTCCATGCTCGAGGCACTGCGCGGCAAGAAGCCGGAAGACGAAGAATACAATTCTTTGATGAGCAGACTGGGATTCACCCAGTAGGAGAAAGGCATGGCTTTCACGCTTCCAATGCAACAGTTTTCTCTCGACCCGGTGGCTGACGCCGAAGAGAGACTGCGCCAAGCAATGGCTGCGCGTCAGCCTCAAGCGGCGCCTGCTGTCAGTGCAACCGTGTTGCCACGCACCCGCAAGGCCAGCGCAGGCGGCACGTTGTCGAATCAGGTCAATCCAGAAAACGAGCTTGGCTCCGGCCGGCAGATGCTGAGTCGTGCATTGAGCATGTACGGCGAATCGCCTGACTTGGAGGCGTTAAACGAGTTTGCCCGTAAACGCGCAGATGAGGGCAATACCTCAATGCTCAACGCGTTGGCGGCTCAGTTTGCCGGTGAGCGATTCCAGCCGATTCAAGCGCAATACCTCAAACGCGCCTCCGCTGCTCAAGACCCGATGAAGATTGGCAACTACGGCACTGTGGCCGGCGGCAAGTTTGTGGCCGATCCGTTTGCCTCTCGAGACACGCAGGCGGATGCGCTGCTCAATGTTGGCGGCAAGTTGCTTGACAACGAAGAAGCGCAGGCGCGTGAGGCTCGGCTTGCGTCGCGGATGAATGCTCCGTCTAGGTACTTCCAGCAGGGCAGTGCGGCGGCACTGCCTGACGGCCGTGTCGTGCAAACGATGTTTGATCCGCAACGTGGCTACGTTTACAGCACACCGCAGGGCATGCAGCCGCTGCCTGCCGATGCACGGCCGACGACTCCTAGCACGGGAGGCCCGTTAAGCCAGACCAAGTTTATTGAGTTGCGCGATGAGCAGCGGATTGAGAATTCGGCTTTGAACAAGCTGAACAAGTATTTCTCAAGTGTGCAAAGTGCAGACGTCGGCTTTAAGCGTTTGGCGTCGCAGGTTTCGGCAAACGCCAAGACGCTGTTCGGCAGCGGGTTGTCGCCGGAAGAGCTGTCTGGACAAGTTGCGCGTGGTCAGCTGCAGGGTTTGCTTGGACTCTTCCGAGAAACGGTTGTTGGCCCTGGCGTGATGACAGAGCAGGATGCCATCCGCGTCTTAAATGCGCTGGGCGGAGATTTCAACGCACTGCAGAACCCGGAGACGGTTGAGGCTTTGCTGCGTGATCTGTACCAGTCGAAGTACAGCCGAGTGCAGTTCCTTGAAAACGAACTTAAGCGCAGCAACGCGTATTTCGGTGAGCAGGGCATGCCTATTACTGCACCCGCTGCGTTGGGCGGTTCGCAGCCCTCTGCGCCGGCTGATCGTAGCAACAAAGTCGTGGTGGACTGGTAATGCCGTACACAATCGAGACCAAGGACGGCATCGTCCTTCAAAACATTCCGGACGACGTCGACCCGAATTCTCCTCAGCTCAAGGCGCGTGTCGAAAAGATTCGCTCCGAGCGTGGCGTGAGCCAAAACGTCGCCAAGATGCGCGAAGGCAATGCCTTAGCCCGAGGCGCCAGAGGCGCCGGCGCAACGCTGCAGAATGCTGCGTATGGCATCAAGGGGTTGGTGTCTGATCTGTCCCCAGAAGAACAACGCACGATAGCAGCAAACAAGCAGTTCCTTGATCAAGACACTGCCGGCAAAGTTGGCGGCTTTGCCGCTGACGTTGCTTCGTTTGCACTGCCTGGCGGCTTGGCGGCAAAGGGCATTGCCAAGGGGGTCAGCATGCTGCCTCGCGCTGCGCAGTTTGCCGCGGGGCTTGGCGCCAACGCGGCTGTCGATGCTGGTTTGTCTGCAGCGTATTCGACCGAAGACAGGGGCGATGCCGCAATGGCCGGCGCGTTGGGCAGCGTCGGTGGGCAATTGGGTGGCAAGTTGCTAACTCGTGCCGTGGGCGGATTGGTCCGGCCGTCTGCTGAAGCGCAAGCGCTGATGCGTGAAGGTGTGCAGCCTACGATTGGGCAGGCAGCAGATCAGTCAACGCTTTCCGGCCGGCTCATTCGCAAGGGCGAGGAAATCGCTGAGAGTTTCCCTTTGATTGGCTCCATTGTGAACCGATCCCGTGAACGTGCCGGCAACGAGTTGACGCAAACCGCGTTTGACCGTGCCGTGGCGCCAGGCGGAGCCAAGCAGGCCGTCTCGCGTGAAGGCGTGGACGAACTCGGCAAGCAGTTCAAACAAGCCTATGGCGTGTTGGATCAGTACGTCTTCAAGCCAGATCAGCAGTTTGAGCAGGACGTTCTCAGCATCGTAGCCAACCCAAACTACCGGGCTAGCAAAGACACGATTGATGGTGTGCTGTCATTCTTCAAGCGCAACTTCACCGACAAGTTCCAGCAAGGCCCGCAGGGCGTTGGCGCCTTCCTGTCAGGCGACGGATTTAAGGCACTGGACTCTGAGATTGGCCGACGCATTCGAGATTTGGCCGGGCAGCAGGGGCAAGAGGCTCTGGCCGAGCGTCGCATGCTGACGGCGGTTGAAGGCGCATTGCAACAGTACCGAAACCGGCAACTGCCGTCAGACGTTGTGCAGCAATTGACTGACACCGACCGTGCATACGCGGCGTGGAAACGTATTGCCCGCGCAAGCAAATACAGCGACAGCGGCGAAGTGACGCCTGCTCAGTTGACCCGCGCTGTGAAGGCAATGTCAAAGGGCGATGACTACGGACGTGGCAATGCCTTCATGCAGGATCTGACTGACCCGGCTTCCATTCTGCGCAACCGTACACCGAACAGCGGCACGGTTGATCGAGCCGCGTTGCTTGGACTGGCAGGTGCCACGGCAGCCAATCCGGCTACGTTCCTGCCGTATGCCGCCGGTGCTGCTGGCCTTGCCGGGGCGTATTCCCGCCCAGCGCAGAAAGCACTGCTCGGCGGGTACAGCAAGCAAAAAGCGATTGAGCAAGCATTACGTCGTTATCAGACCGACCGATTGTTTGGGTCTGCTGGCGCAGCAAGTTTGAGCGAATAGGAGTTAAGCAATGCCTCGTAACGCATCAGGTTCATACACCCTCCCGTCCGGCAACCCGGTCGTCAGCGGTACGTTGATCGACGCCACATGGGCGAATAACACGTTGGCGGATCTCGGCAACGAGGTGACGGACAGCCTGTCCCGCTCGGGCGAAGGTGCGATGCTGGCGCCGCTGCGCATCACGGACGGTGTGCAGGCGACGCCGTCGCTGGCCTTCAGCAACGAACCCTCGAGCGGTTTGTACCGCGCCGGGTCGAACGAGTGGTGGGCGGTGGCTGCGGGTGTGCAGAACCTGCGATTCACGAACACCGGCCTCACGACTCGCGCTGCTGCGGGTGCGGTGGGGACTCCGTCGATTGCGGCGTTTAACGATGTCGACACCGGCATCTACTTCCCTGGCGCGAACGAGCTTGCGATTGCGACGGGTGGTGCTGCGCGGATGACGTTCGACTCTGCCGGTGCTGTTGCAGTGCCTGGTACGTTCACCCTCTCCGGCGGCACCGCCAACGGCGTGTTGTACTTGAACGGGTCGAAGGTGGCGACGAGTGGGACGGCGCTTGTATTTACTGGTACTAACTTGGGTATTGGCAACAATGCAACTAACGCAAGGCTAGAAGTTACTGCATCAACGGGAGAGGTTTTTCGCGCAGATGCTTCTGGCGGGGCTTTCCGTATTGTTGCAGACCAATCCGATGTCAAATTACAAGGCACAAGTTCCGTACAGGGGTGGGTTAACGGTTCCGAAGGTATGCGCCTCACCTCGACGGGGTTGGGCATCGGGACAAGTTCGCCTGCAAGCAAGTTGCACGTTTCAAATACCGCAGCAGCAACTCGCATCACGATTACAGACGACGTTGCGGCAGGTCGATCCGGTTACATTGAGTCAAACTTTAGCGATGCGTTGGTCATTGGCACTACCTCTGGTGTTCGCGGGATTCGATTCTCGCCTGACAACACGCCTCGTATGTTCCTCGATGTCCCCGGCAACCTCGGCTTGGGCGTCACGCCGAGTGCGTGGAGCGGAAAAGCATTTGAAGTCGGATCTAAAGGAAACGGTATTTGGAATCTTAATCAACAGAATTCGTCTTTCCTGTGTAACGCTTATTATGACGGCGCTTATAAATATGGCGGCACAGGCTCTGCTACGTCATACCAGCAAGCCGCTGGCGTTCATTATTGGTACACCGCAGCCTCCGGCACCGCAGGC